CGCTGGGCAAACGGCGCTTTCTGCTGCCTTGGGCGGTGGAATGCAAAAAGTGTAATACCTCGCATTTTTAGTATTGACTATTTATATAATGCCTTGTATTCTGTATTTATGAAATCAGGTATATACAAAATAGAGCACAAAGAATCTGGCAAGGTTTATATTGGCAGTTCCGCCAACGTTCTGCAAAGGCTGAATCAGCACAGAAGCCATTTGAAAAAATTGACTCACACAAACCCATACCTTTTAGCTACTTGCAAAAAATATGGTTATGATTCTTTTGAGATAAAACAGATTATAACTTGCCATGTTAATGATTTGCTATTTTACGAGCAACTTATTATTGACGGGTATAAGGCCAATCAAAAAGAGCATGGCTATAATCTTCGGGTCGCTGCTCCAAGCAATTTAGGCATGACTTTTGATGGCGTTCATAAGGCTGGCGATAAGTACGGCAGACTTACACTTATAAAAAGACATATAGTTAAAGCAAATCAAACCGAATGGGATTGTGTTTGTGATTGTGGGAAGCATGTTATTATAGACCCTTCGATTGCAAAAAGCGGGGCAATACACTCATGCGGGTGCTTAAAAAAAGATATATTGCGTAAATTAAAAAGACATGTGCATTTTGTCGGAGACAAATACAATAAGCTAACTTTCGTTTCGCCAAAAGATATAGGCAAAAACGATTCCGCTGAATGGCTAGTTAGGTGCGATTGCGGTATTGAGAAATATATGCTTGCCAGCCGAGTCAAGCGCGGTATCGTCGTATCATGCGGATGTTACCGTAATGAACTTGCTGCAAAGCGGAAAACCACGCATGGCCTTTCAAAAACAAAAGAGCATTTGGCTTGGATGAACATGAAGGCACGTTGCGATGTGCCAACACATATCAGCTATAAGTCTGTTGGCGGCAAAGGCATTAAGGTTTGCAATAGATGGCGCGACTCATTTGAATGCTTTATCGCTGACATGGGTGAATGCCCTGATAAGCACCAATTATTCAGAATTGACCAAGGCAAAGACTTCTCGCCTGATAACTGCAAATGGGCAACCATGGGTGAGCAAATGCTTAATAACAAAAATTCCATCACCGTAATCTTGAATGGCAACCTCACTAATGTTAGTATTGCTGAGCAAATGCTCGGCATTTATCGCTCAAGCATTAACCAGAGGGTTAGGCATACTGGCGAAACCTACCAGCAAGCCACCGACCACTTCGCTAAGAAACGAGGTATGCTATGAATAAGCTACAGCCACCTGCCGCCCCCTTCATTCGCCCGGCCAGCCAGCAGGACTTTCAAGAAAAAATTGACGTGCTAAAAAATCGTGGTAAACTTGACATCAAAGAGGGGAATCCATATGGCAGATCAAAAGATTGATGCGAAGGCACAAATGCAGTTGCTTATGCAGCTTATTGAGGCATTGGGACATGCGAGCGGATCGGCAACTGGTCTAGCACAGCGCAGCGGGAACCCTGCGGGCTTCATGGTTATCCGTGATGCCCTGGAATTAACCAAAGAGGGAATTATGTCGGTGGCAAGTCGCTGTTCGATGCTGGCTCCACGGAGAGTTAGTTAGATGTCAGAGATGGGCTATAATGAGCTATGCGAATGGTTTTCCGAAAGCATGAAGAAGGCCATTAGCCGCTGCGATGAGTTAGAGAGGCTGACTGATAACCGCCTATGGTCTACGATTGCCCTGCAACTTCGCGGCATTGCGCTTAAGGGCAATAAAATGGCGACTGCGGCGTCATTGAACAAATTGGAAATCGAGGCTGGCTTAGAAAAACACTCTCAACTTTGGGCAACGGATAATAAATGACATTGATTGAAAAAGAAAAATCTCCTTGGCATGAGCAGTATGGAGTTAGGATTTGCAAAAACACTGATTGCAAGTGCAATCCAGATGCTCATTTTCACGTTTCTTATGGCGGCGGACAGTCGGCAAGCATAAAAGGTGATGAAGATAGCATTAGATATTTTATAAGCAATGCCCATATCCATGGTTATAAGGATGGCAGAGCAAAACATGGTTGACCATGCCGCAGTTGCAGAGGCGGAGTTTATAGCCGAGGAAGGCTATGACGCGAATGACCCTGAGCAGGTAAACAAGGCGCGGGTAAAAGCCGGGCGCAATAAAAAGAAAACACTGGAAGTAGTTGGTGCTCTTATGGAGCACCCGGCAAGCCGCGAGTGGATGTATATGCTGCTGGTGGCATGTGATGTGTTCCGTACATCGTATAGCATTGCGGAGCCTGACAAGGCTATGGCTTTTCGCGAAGGCAAGCGCTTTATTGGGTTGCAACTTCTTTCTGATATGCGCAAGGCATCGCCGCCAAAGTTTAATATGATGATGGATGAATGCGAGGGGAAAAAACTTCCACCGCTTTTTCCGCCGAACGGTATTATTGAGTAAAAATAAAAACGGCTATTGACTAACACTATATCTTGTGGCAAACTACCGCATAATCGCAACATAAAGATTGCGAAATAAGAAGTCCGAAAACGGAACGAACACATGGCTGATGATATTGCAATTAATGCATCTCCCTCAGCGGCACAGCCGGTTGCTACCGAAACTGCCGCCCCTTCTTTACCTGTAAATTCCCCCGATCCCGTAGTGACCGCTCCCGTTGTTGAGCCTGTTACTCCAGATGTGGCTCCCGCTGAACCTGTAATTGTTGAACCTGCTGTTGATGCTCCTAAAGTGGATGCTCCGGCGGAAGAACCGGGGCTGCTTACGCCTGAACCAGAAAAGCCTGTTGATGCGCCGCAAGAGGGCGAAGTCAAAGAAGGCGAAGAAAAAGTCGATGATGCTCCGTCTGATGAACCAGCGCCGCTACCGACCTATGAGCCGTTTGATCTCCCCGAAGGTATTACCGTCGAGGATGAGCGGCTGTCTGAGTTTACGAATACTCTGGCTGAATTTGAACGCACTACAAAAGCCTCGCATGAGGAAGTGCAGAAATTAGGCCAGTCATTAGTAAACCGTCACATTGCAGAAGTCCAGTTATCACTGGATCGTCAACGTGATGCACTTGTTCACGAGTGGAACGAGCGGAAGAAGGATTGGGTAAGCAAGTTTGAAAGTGACCCTGAAATTGGTGGCAACCGCAAGGAAACATCACTCAGGGAAGCAAAAGAGTTCATCAAAACACATGGCGGAAAACCAGAGCAGATCAATGCGTTTTACAATGCATTGAAGGAAACTGGTGCTGACTCCCACCCCGAAATCATCCGTTTCCTTTTGAACGTTAAAAACAGCTCCAGCTTTAAGACTCCGCAGCAGCTTCCTGCGGCTAAACCAGTCCCACAAGTGACGAGCAAAATTGCTAAACGATACGGTAGTACGAGTTAATTTTAAAACTATAGGCCGCTAAGAGCCTAAATTACAAAAAGGATAAAACTATGGCTTACGCTCCAAATAATATCCTGCCAAATCTTGTTGATTGGGCACGAATGACTGATCCAGATGGTGAAGTTGCAGACATCGCATGGCTGCTCGCGCAGGCGAACGATGTTCTTAAGGACATGATCTTCCAAGAAGGCAACATGCCTCTTGGCCACAAAGTATCGGTAAACGCTGGCTTGCCACAAGGTACATGGCGCGGTAACAACCAAGGTGTGGCTTCGACCAAGCCTTTGTTTGCTCAATACCAGTTCTCGATTGGTATGTTGACCGATTACAGCAAAGTGGACAAAGCTGAAGCGACCCTGAATGGCAACGTGGGCAAAACCCGCTGGACTCTTGACCAGACGCACATTGAAGGTCTGTCGCAACAGGTTGCATCTGCAATGTTCTACAGCAACGAGCAGGTGAACCAGAACCAATTTACTGGCTTCTCGCCTTATTACAACTCGCTTGTTACCTCTACAGCTCAAACCGCTAAAAACGTCATTAACGGCGGCGGCACTGGCAGCTCGAATGCTTCTATGTGGCTTGTGGGCTGGGGTGATAATACCACGTTCGCAATCTTCCCTAAAGGCTCGCAAGCGGGTCTGGTGTATGAAGATAAAGGCGATGTTCGTGAATTGTACGATGCTAGCGGTAATAGCTTTGAAGGTTACACCTCGTACTTTGAATGGAAAATCGGTCTGTGCGTGAAAAACTGGCAGTACAACGTGCGTGTTTGCAATCTGGACACCACGACCGCTGGCTTGGCTGGTACAACTCCTGCGGATTTGAACGTACTCTTGACACAAGCTGCGAACAAACTGCCGACTTCTACCCGTCGTATTTCCGGCATTGAGGAAGTAGATGCTCCTGGCGATCCAAAACCTGGTATCGTTCCGGTGATCTATGTGAACCGTACCGTTAAAACATACCTGGAAGTTCAGGCTATTCGTGACAAAAACGTGCTGATTGGTATTAAAGAATACGCTGGTGAGCCTGTGCTTGAATGGCGCGGTATCCCTGTGCGTGTTTGCGATACGCTTATCAACACTGAAGCAACTATTTCTTAAGGAGAACAACCATGGCTTACGTTGAGACAACTGGTGGCGCGCAGTTTTCTGCCGCACAAGCACTTACCGTCACCGCCAACGCTTCGAACGTCTTTGACGTTACGGGTGCTGGTGTTGGCAATACCCCGTCTATGATTGGCGTAAACAGCTTAAAAACTGCTTTGAACGTTGATATTGGTGCGGGCGATGGTATGGCGATTCCATACGTGATGATTACCAACGCCCTTACCACTGCTGGTACGGGTGCGGGTACGATCACCTTTACGCTGCAATCGGCCCCTGATAACGGCTCCGGCTCTGAGGGTACTTATACGACCCTCTTTGTTTCGTCTGCTTTTGTCGGCACTTCGATTACTGCACCATTCCAG